TTCACGAGACTAATCCTAATGGGGAGTCAGCTTCTAAAGAGGCTATTATGGCTATGCAACAGCTTAACATTTGGTACAAGAGATTCCCTAATGTAAAAGTCTGTATCGGTAACCATTCAGCCCTACATAAAAGAAAGGCCATAGCAAACGGATTACCAGAACGTTTTATTAAATCCTATGAAGATGCTTGGGAAGCTCCTAAAGGGTGGAAATGGGCCTTAGAATGGGAAATAGATGGTGTCTTATATACTCACGGCACAGGATCATCAGGACAAGCTGGTGCGATTAATAGGGCAAGAGATGCTCGTCAATCAACAGTCATTGGTCACATTCACTCCTTCGGTGGTGTGCTTTATAGTAGCTCAGATAAGGATATGATATTCGGTATGAATGTCGGTTGTGGTATAGATATTAATGCTTACGCAATGGAATATTCACGACCTTTCCCCAAACGACCAACACTAGGATGTGGGGTTGTTTTAGATAACGGAAGAATTGCTATATTCGTGCCTATGCCATTAGGAAGCAAGATAATAAGGCTACCAAGAAAATAAGGGCTAATAGATGTCATAACATAAGTGTGTATTTCATTGATAATCAATGATGTATGCACTTTTTATTTCTATAATAATTAAAACGTAAATTTGTATGAGCGAAAAACATCCTGATGAAGTAATTAAAGCTTTAAAATTAGAGCAGAAATTATTAGAAGACAGACTGAAAGATGTAGCAATGAAACTAAGATTAATCATCATTAAAGAGAGTGCAAGAGATGTTACTGCAAATCGAACAGCTTACGGAAGACGATAGCTATGATTTAGAAGAGTGTACGGAACAAAGCAATGCTTGGATTAATATTCATTTAGTTGAATCTGTTACTGAAGATGATGAAGATACTGACAGATGCTATGTCTATATGCAATCACAAGACGTCTTCTATGTCAATGAGAGCTCAGACTCTTTTATCAAAAGATATCAAGAGGCCTTATTCGGAACCGTTATAACAAGGTTCTACGATAAAACAAATAGGAATACATAAGAAGCTCTCTCATAGTTGGTGGTTTTTGGTTTCACCCTCAGGTAAAAACTGGGGGTGTTTTATTATAATAAAGCCCCATCGTAGAAACGACAGGGCTACCTTTATTTCAAAAAAACACACAAACTACTTTTTCTTATACTCTTGTATTGCAAAGGTTACCATAGAAACCAATGTTAATACATACAAGCATCTTGTAATCCAATGCCAAGCAAGTGGATTAAACTCACTTACTATAAAAGCAAATGGTAAATAAACACCTACTAACAAAACTAATAAATTAATTACAATTTCTTTTAAATTTGTTCTCATAAGAATAAGTTAAAATGGCAAGTCTTTTTTTGGCTTACCGTCAGCTACCCAAGTGTCTAGTTCTATGTAGAAACCTGCCTCACCTGGTTTAGCATCCTTTTTGTTTTTAATAAGAATGTTAGCCCAACCATTATTAGTTGCTGCGAAATCATTCATTTTCTTTAAATCATCAGGGCCGAAAGATACTTTCTTAAACTCCCCAAATGCTGTCTTCATCGTGAAAGACCTTCCTAGGAAAATCTTCTCTTTAGTTACTGCCATTGTTTTTTGTTTTATTTATTAAATACTATTGCTCTTTGATTCAGGCTTTACACTAGCTAAGATTTCTTTTAGCTTAGGCCTATGTTTCATATCTATTGCAAAGTCAATTAAGACTTGTTGTAAAAAGTCAAAAGTTTCCTGTGAGAAAACATCTTTGTTTTTCTTCACTGTTTTAGGGGCTTTCAATTCCTTGTTTTCTAATTCTAATTCTTCCATTTTGTTTTGTTTTAACGGCCTTGACCTCGGTAAACCTTCGGCTTTGGGCTATGTTTATTATATGATTTCTTCGCTGAACCTCGTTTTCTACTTCCGAAGCTCACCTTTCTCGAATCTCCAGTCTTCGTTTTCGCCATCTTTATAGATTTTTACTTGTATTGTTTCATCTCTTACTTGCTGACATAACATCGCTAATCCTCCTGCCATTGATAGCTCTTCTAAAAATAACATTTGATCCTGAGACATTCTATCACCAATGGCTTTAATCTCACAGCATACAAAATATCCATACTTTTTATTATATCCAATAATGTCAGGAACTCCTTTTCTACCTATGAAGGCCCTACCTCTAACAGCTAGGTTATTATTTCTCCACACTTCATTGCCACCATCCTTTAAAAAGTCTAACATTATCTTTGTCAAATTACTTGCTGATAGGTATGCCATCACCAAAATTACAATAATATATTAATATACATTAATACCACCTAATTAATTCTTCGGTTGGCATCTTAACATATTTTATTTTATCCTTTACTTTTATCTCACCTATTCTCCAATATCTTCTAGCCTTTACTCGTAAAAACTCTGCTCTTATAAAAACTATTCTATCTCTTAGGTCTAAGTTAAAAGCAAAGAACTCTACTCTTTCATCTGATATGCCACTAGGCTGACCATCGTTCTCATACTCTAGCAAAAAATAACCCTTCTTTAACGCTTCTGTTTGGTGTATAACTAAAACCTTTGTACTCTTAGCAAATATTCTTATAGCTTGGTATGTACCATCTACAGCCTTAGCAGCTTCTATCTCAAACTTTCTTCTATTTCTATAGCCCTTGGACATAATCTTGAAAGGTCATTGTTTCAGGTAAAAATCTTAATGCTAGGTTTTTTGTGGCTCCGTGTCTATTTTTCTCTACCTTACATACTACTAAATCACTAGGAGAATATTCTCTACCACCAATCTCTACTGATTCAGTTTGTTCGTAGTAGCCTGGTCGCATTAGCATAATCACAGCATCAGCATCTTGTTCTATTGATCCTGATTCTCTAAGGTCAGATAACTGAGGCATCTTATCTCCTCGTTCTTCTACTCTGCGTGATAATTGGGATAGGGCGATAATAGGTACTTCCAACTCTTTGGCAAGTGCTTTTAGGCTCCTACTAATGTAGGATACCTCTTGCTCTCGGTTTTGGTTTGACTTGCCAGTACCACTCATAAGTTGTAGGTAATCGATAAAGATAATCTTTATGCCATACTTCTGTTTAAGAATAGTTGCTTTGGCTCGTAGCTGGGTTACACTAATACCGCCCATATCCTCTATGTAGATGGGGGAAATAAGTATCTTGTCGTCAGTTCGCATTAAGTGAACTTTTTCGTTATCGGTCAGTAAATTCATTCTAAGACGTTTTAAGGGCAGTTCTGAGCTGATTGACTCTAACCTTTCAACTAACTGATTTGAGCTCATTTCAAGGCTAAAAATGGCCGTAGCGATGCCTCCTTGTATTGCTATGTGATAGATACTAGAAAGCATAAAGGCAGTCTTACCCATTCCTGGTCTAGCAGCTATGATAACAAAGTCAGGATCTACCCAACCGCAAAGAGTGTTATTAAGCTCCATAAAGCCTGTGTTAATGCCTAATAACTGACCACTAACAGCAGCATCACGACCTTCAATTAGCTGCATAATGATTTGGTCTATAGTCTTTTCGTATATATTACCGAACTCTTGCAATCCAATAAGTTGTTTACTAAAGGTAGCTAGTGTATCATCAGTAGATTCAGCACCATCAAAGGCCGATACCTCCATTAATCTGCCTAGGGTTGCTAACTTTCTACGCTTGTATAATTCTATTACTACCTCTATGTGAGTGTTTAAGTGAGCAGTAGATACTACGTTGTTAGTTAATTTAGAAAGGTATAGTGCACCTACTTCTTCTGAGTGTTTATTATCTATAAGTCTTTGGAACACAGTACTTAAGTCTATTTGTATGTTCTTATCATACATCTGCTTTATAGTTCTAAATATCAGTTGGTGTCTTAAATCGTAGAATATTTCTTCGTTTAAATAGTTAACTACAAAAGGCAAAGCATTTTTATCTAGTAGGATTGAGCCTAGTATGTTCTCTTCTATCTCAAGGTTTTTAGGTAGGTTTATAACATCCATTATTTCAGCTTTATTTTAGTTTGTGTGTTAGGTTCAAAGTTTTTACTATTCTTAATCCAAGTACCCACTCTTCTACCAATGTCGAAGAATTTTTGGTCTTGGTATCTCATCTTTCCTTTAGCATCAGGTTCAGTCCAATAGTCTAAAAAAGATTGGTATTGGTTTCCAAGTTTATCTTTATACTCATCTACTTTTATTACAAAAGCAACTTTTTCGTTATATAGTTTATTATTTATTATAGATGTATTATTAATCAATGTATTATTATCCTTCGCCTTTTCCGAATACCCCCCTTCGGTATTCCGAATACCTCCTTCGACTTTCCGAATAGGTATTGTTGGTGTTAAAATTCTTTGTTTTACTTGCTTACCTTCGTAAACAAGAAAGGTAGTTACATATCCCTTCTCTACTAACTGTGATATTATTTCACTTACTCTTGAGTTACTT